ACAGTTTGAGGTTCAGGAACAAACCCTTTTGCGTCTCGTATTCCGTATGTTTTGGTTGCATCTTTCTTTAGACGTTCGATGATGCGAGATTCAAGCGCTTTATCGTCTTTTACAGTGAGAAGATGGATGGTGTAGCTGAAGTTTTTATTGAGAAGATTGATGAATTCCTCGTAGATTTTTTTGTCCACTAGTTCATTATACACCATTTCTGACAAGAAGCAACGGTCAAGCAACACTTTTTTATTCTTCACTGATTCTAAGTACTTCAAACATACTAGATGCGAGATTTGATAGACAATGTCTCGGTGAATGTGCATAGTAATCGTTTGAGTTGAGTTTTTTGTTACATTTATAGTTGCGGGAACACTATAGTCGAAATAATAGAATTGGCTGTCGTTGAAGCGAGGGTGAACAAATGTGAGAATTGATTTCTTTTTCTTTAGGATGTCTAGAGTCGTAGTTTTACCGACATAATTCGCTCCTTCGATTATGTGTAACATTATGCATTCTCCTTATTGACATCAATGTAGAAGTAATCAACACCTGCTTCTGAAAATAAACTCTCGGCTAGTTTTGTCTGCGTCGACCATCGGTTTGCGACATCTGAATCTTCTTTGATTGAAATAACTCTAATAATTCCCGCCTGGATAATATGGACGGCGCATCTTTCACAGGGAGGTATTGGCCACGTAAATAGTGTGTATCCGTCGAGTCTCTCACGGGCAGACAGGATAGCATTCATCTCACAATGGATGGTTCTCTTATACTTTTCTTCTCTATTCTGCAGCAAATCGATGTCATCTCTAATGGCTCTTGGAAATCCATTATATCCTATTGATGCAACAGTTCCATCGGGTCGAACGATAACACATCCAGTTTTAGTCGACGGGTCTTTAGACCAGCTAGCGACATGTTCTGCAAGATACAAAAATCGAAGGTTTTTCTTTGAGACCCATTTTTCAGGGCATTCGTTATAAAGAGGTAAAGCCATTTTATTATTCCTCGAATACAATGTCTTTAAAAACGTTAGGAGCCACTTCCATGATTTTACTATGGATTTCTTTTGCCATATTTCTGATTTCCCACTGCGCGTGTTTAGATGTTCTCAGCTTGAGAAAATGTCGAAGTTCTCTAAAGTTCATTGTCATAATGATTTCAGTCTCACATGCGTTGGGTAGAACAAATCTTGCATCTTCTCCCTTGATTCCAAGCTTGAGAAGTTCTTCATACGCATTCCAGGCTGCGTTCATTGCTCCAAGAAAAATGGATTCAGCTACATTGAGATTCACTAGCTCTCCTGTTTCAACGTTTCTAGTATTATCTGGTAGCCAAACTTTTTCGAAGTTTTTTATACTCGGAGGAGTAACGTACTGTTGAAACGTTTCTTTTACGTATCTCTGGCTTCTTTGAGAATAACTGGCTATGCGGTGCCTGACGAGCTGATGTGTGAGGGCTCTCGAAACGCCCTCTATTTGAAATGTTGCAGAGGCATGTTCGAGGACGCTTTCATGACCACTTCTGATTAGATGGTTGATTATCTTTATTGTTGTTTCTGGAGGGTTCGCTTTGTCGAAAGAGTCATAGCACACTCTTGCCGACTGTTCTATCAATAGTTCTGGATTTTGCGTGGATGCAACTAGTTTTACTTTCATTTATTTCTCCTTGCTCTAGTTTTGTTCGATTTTATTGCCTGTCTATGCTCTTCTGAAATATGCTTTCCATAAAACGGGTTGTTGGAACCCCTCTTTATCTCTGACATTTTTCTTTTTGCATCTTCAGAATGCCTCTTGCCAAACATTGGATTTCTTTTTCCTTTATGGGATTTTCCAAAGTTTGGATTTCCAGGACCTTTTCTTGCTTCGCTCATTCGTCGTTTTGTTTCTTCTGATAGCCGAAATCTATATCCAAGAGTATTCCCTGCAATCTTACAAACATTATACGATGGATTTAGATTGTCTAAGTATTGTTGCTCTTTTTCGATAAGTTTCGACTTATCAAAAACTTCTTCGAGAACATTGAAAGAAAATGATTTTTCTCCGTATTTGTTGAATGCACGTTGAAGCAAGATACTATGATGTTTTTGTTTTTTAAGTTGTTTTAGATGATTTTTCCATCTATGCTCAACATCAACAGAACTTCCGACATAAATCTTTTTTGTTTTCTTATTTAGTATCTGATAAACTGCAATCATTAGATTTCGCAAATCCCCTTTGGGCAGGCAGAATCAAAATCGTTTTCTACTATCGGTTCGTCTTTGTCGTCCTCAGATTCTTTTATCAAGCCTATTTCGACGAGTGTATCCCAGATACATTCTTTCATTGCCGATAAGAAATGAAAATAAGGTCTTCCTTTATAAATGAACTTTTCATCACATTCGATGTAGTCCATGTCTTCAAGTTCCTGCAGTAACTCTAGTATCCTCTCGAGGCTCTTCTCTTTCTTGAAAGCAATCGACAGTAATCTACAGTATGGCATCATCTGCTTGTAGAAATCAACGTCTCTTGAAACTACAAACACTTCAGAAACTTGATTCTGATTATACGTTACATGAATGTGAGCAGATGGAAGTCCAGAACTTCTCTTTATCTGGTATGAGAAGCTTCTTTTACGATAGTCGTCTTCTTTTGCTTGAGGCCTGTCGTCGTCTGTAAGAATAGATTGAATCGTTCCTTCTCTAAAGGTGGTTAGTCCTTTCACATACATCTCACTTGTAAGAATGTTATACATGAAACTCTTGAATGATTCGTAGTCTGTATCTTCAGGGAAGTTGATTGTCTTTGAAATACTATTGTCTACATACTTTTGAATAGTGTTTTGCATTCTAAGATGACCCTGAAGTGAGACATCTTTGGTCGTCTGGAAGAAATCTGGTTTTTCTCCGTACATTTTATCGAACGCATACATCTTGTAGTTTTTATAGGCATAGTCGAGTAGTTCATACTGTCTAGTTAGATTTCCTGATTCGTCTCTCATCCTTCTCTTCTGCTTGATTGAAAAGATGGGTTCTATTCCAGACGAGACGTTATTGAGAAGCAGTGAGATAGTTCCTGCTGGCTGACATGTAAGGATTGAGCAGTTTCTTATTCCATACTTTTCGATGTCTTGACGAATGTATTCAGGAAGCGCTTTTATGAACTTACCATTCAAGAACTTTTCTTTATCGAACTTTGGAAATGGTCCTTTGAATCTGGATAGTTCAATAGAAGCTTCATAAGCTGCGTTCCTGATGGTTTGCATGAGAACGTCGACGAATTGGACACCTTCATCGGAATCATACTTTATCTTGAGCATAGCCAACATGTCGGCAAGTCCAGTAACTCCGAGGCCGAGACGTCTATCTGCCATGGCGACTTTTTCGTTCATCTTCAGAGGCCAGTTTGTAACATCTAGAACTGAATCTAGCATGAAAACGAGTCCTCTAACTGTTTCTTTTAGTCCTTCAATGTCAACTTCTTGATTTATGAAGGGGTTCCTTACAAATGTAGGAAGAATAACCATTCCTAGATCACACGCACCATACGCGGGTAACGGGATTTCACCACAGGGATTCGTCGACTCGATTTTCTGATAGTAGCTAGTGTTGCTGTATTCGTTTACGCGGTCTTTGAAGAAGATTCCGGGCTCATTATAGTTGTAGGCGTTTTCTACAAACTTTTCAAAAACAGCTCTAGCTTTTAGCTTTCCATAGATTTTACCATTGTGTTTTAGCTCGTACTCTTTGTCATTCTTCAGAGCTTCGATAAAGTCGTTAGTAATACCTATAGAAATGTTGAAGTTCGTGAGGCCACTATTTCTCTTTGCTGTAATAAACTCAAGAATGTCGGGATGATTTACATCGAGAATAGCGATTCCTGCTCCTCGACGATTACCTGCCGACTTCATTGTAGCAATCATGCTATCCCATGTTGTCATGAAAGATAGAGGGCCAGAAGCTGTTGAGTTGACACCTTTTACATAGGCTCCCTTTGGTCTGATACTAGAAAAGTTTGCTCCAAAGCCACCGCCAGCTTGTTGAATCTTAGATGCGGCTTCGAAACTGTCTCCGAGTATTGAATCTATGGAGTCTTCAATGGGAACAACGAAACAGTTCATCGCAGTCAGTTTGATGCATGGATTTCCAATAGCAAGAAGTGCTCGTCCTGCAACGATTCCACGGCGCTCTGACATGATTTTATAGAACGTAGTTTCAAGACTTCCAGGATAAGATTCATCAATGAACTTAGATTTATAGAAAGTTTCTGCAAGAGTTTTGGCGACTCTAGCGAATGCCTCTGAAACTTCTGTCTCGAGAGGTCTTGGATTTTCCATTGGATTATCTGAATGAGGCATTTCGCGAACAGCGTACTTCTCAAGAAAGATTTCCTTGTTGAAATCTAATAGCTGTTCGGAGCTCTTTTTTATTTCTAACTCTGTCATTCTGTTACTCCGTTCTTTGGGTATTTCTTCCAATCTCTTTGCATTACATGATTCGCAGTCTTGAACAGTTCGTCGCCAAAGCTGATTCCAAGATGCGAACATAGCTGCATTAGATAGATAGTTATGTCAGCGACACTATCGGCGACTTCATTGAGAGCGCCTTCATCTAATCCAGACTGGTGCTGTCTAATCTTTTGTTTTGACTTGACTAGAATGTGAGCCAGCTCTCCAAGTTCTTCACAAGCACCGAGAGCCATCCATTCTGGACCAGTAGTGCTGTCTTCAAAGTTTTGTTCTTGCCACCGTTTTAGATTTCCTTGAAGTTCATTGATAGCATTGACAGCTGTTACTGTGATTCTCTCTTGCATGGCATAGTATTCATTTTCGTAGACAACAAGAGGCGTCTTTTCTACGGTCCATTCTTCAGAAACGAAATCTAGAGGGATTTGTTGTTCTTTATGGTCTGACAATTCTCGACTCCTGCTTTTTATTTTCGATGTTTTCAATCTCTTTTTCTCTTGCTTTTACGGCTTCAGCTACTTCCTTTTGCATCTTTTCTTGCTCGCTCTGCATGAATACTTTGAACTTTTCTTCTAGCTCGACCTGTTCCTGCTCATTCAATCCATTTTTCATTTCATTCAAGAGGAAGTTGACTCGGACTGTTAGACGAGTGTTTTCTTGCAAAAGAATGCCGTATGCTTGTCTCATGTTGGCGTCTATCATTTGAATGGCTTGATCGAGCTGCATGACATAGTTTTGAAGACTTCCTATTGATTTCTGAGTTTCAACCTGGAGGTTGAATTCGACGTTTTTCTGGTCCATTTTGTTCTCCTAACTTATTAGACTTAGAAAGATGTCATTTGTTGATTTGCGCTGTTTTACGAGATTTTGTAAGTCTTCAGATGTTTTCATATCGGCAATATCATTATACATCATCTTTGACGACTCTGTATACGATATCTTCGCTCTGCCTTGTTTTTTTAGAACTTTCGATACAAACACTTCAACGTGTTGAAGATTTACATCTTTATCGAAAACTAAACAGATTTCTCTATTATCTTTTCTCTTATTTAGATATTCAACTAGTGATTGCCACTTGCTTTTTCCGAAAATACAAACCGCGTCATATCCAAACTGAGCTGCCTTTACGAGATTCAGCATTGATTCGCAGACTATAACTACTTCTGAATAGTTTTTATTATATTCATAAAACAGCTTCATGTTCGGGTCGGTTTTTCGTATGACGTGCTTGTGAGGACAAGGTCCAGAATCTATGAACTTTCTCGCATAGAAAGCATAATCATTTATGTCAATAACAATATATCCAAAGTAATACTGATTTTTATCTGTGATGGCTCTTATTTTGAAGTTTTTTCTTACAAATTCGAAGTCGAATCCACGAGATATGAGATATCGTTTAGCCATTTCAGAAATAGACATGTCTTTTTCTCTATCTTTAGGCGATTGTATTTTGAATGATTCGCCCTGAGAAGAGACAGATTCATGGATTTCATTTTTAGTTCTAAATCTAATACCATTGAATTTGAGGAAGTCTGAAAGTTTTCCGTGAAAAGTGCATCGATAACAATTGAAAGCGTTTTTGGCAAAATTCAATCCGAGATGGTATTTTTTGTCGGTGCATTTTGGGCATCTTACATTTATTTCGCCCCTGCCTTTCCAGTCTCGATAGTGAGGATCGACAGGAAATCTCTTTTCGATTTCTTTTACAGTTTCGTTTACATCAACATACTCTGTTCGTTGAAATGTACGAGTTTCCATCTAGTCCCTTTGTCGCGTAGATTGTATTGTCAAACACAGACGTCATATCATCTACGGCAGAATGATGTGAAATAAATAAAACCATCATGTTCAAGTTTATTGCATATTGCTTTATAAATTCTATCACATATTTTGCCCAAACGTTGTCTAAATGATCGAGAGCCTCATCAATAATCAAAAACTTGAGCTTATTGTTTTTGAAATACGTCATGGCGATTTCAAGGAGAGAAATAACAATGACGATGTCTACTTTAGCTTTCTCTCCAGAACTGAGTTGATCGTATTTGAGTCGACGACCTTCTATTTCTATTACTTCATAGATGTTGTCGTCGACAAAGAAGTGCAAACTGAAGTTTTTGCTGTAGAAGTTGTTTATGTGCTTCTGGACACTAGCATTCAGAATCTTGAGAAGATCTCCTGTCAAAGCCATTCTTACTTTTGACTTGGGAACTAATAGTTCTCTCCAGAAATCGGTAATCTCCATCTTTTCTTTGGAATCTTTCCACTCTACTTCTATTTCTTCTAGTTTGACCTTTACTTCGTTTAGCTGGCTAGCAGAAGAACTGATGTTGCTGAATTTTTCGATGGTTTTCTTGTTATTTTTTATTTGATACTGTTTTTCGTTGATCTGTTTTATGCATTCGTTGGCCGCATTTGCTGTTTTGTCGTAATCAACAAGAACTTCAGACGATTGAAGCTTTTCTATTTCACGTCTATTAGATTCAATCGACTTCTGACATTCTTTCAGTTTTTCTTTATGCTCTTTTAGCGTCGATTCTCTGTTAGAAATCTTTTGTTTGCACGCATGGCAGATTTCGTTCTTTTCGTAATAGGTTATTCTCTTTTTATGCTCGGAAATGGTTTGTTCTACTTCGATTTTACTCTTATTGAGTTCGGCTATCTCTTCTCCGAGCTTTTCAATAACTGGTCTTAGATCTTCTATCTTTAGAGAATGAATCTTTTTCTGACTCTCTAGTTCGACTATTTCTGCTAGCAGCTTTTCATTGTGAAGAGATAGGATTTCAATGTTTTCCTTTACATTTTTATTGACATTTTCTTCTTGCTGAGCTAGATTTTCTAAAGTCTTCTTGAGTGCATAGTATTCAACATCATCATTCTTAGAGAAAACCTGCTGATCTTCTTTTGCGACATTAGATAGAGTAAAGAAGATTTTAGATACGATGTTTAGATTCAATACTCGCTCTAAAATGTCTATCTTTTGAGCGCTGTTACCTTTCAGGAATCGGAAGAGTTCTGGATTTAGAACATTATTGTTCACGAACATCTGATAATCACCCAGCAGTTGTTCGATTTTATTTTGAGTTTCTGTGGTTGTCAAGTCTGCAGAAACTAGTTCCTCATCGATAAATA